GGGTGCGATTCAGTTTAGCAATGGAAGTGCGTTTGCAAGTGATGCGGCTAACTTCTTTTGGGATGATACCAATAATAGGTTGGGAGTTGGGACTAACGCCCCAAGTGCAACGGTTGACATTAATAGCAATACTTTAAATAATGCTATGTTTAGCGTAGGGCCTTCATTTGCTACGGGGTTTCAAATTTTCAATACCAATAGTACGGGCACTCCCGTTTATGGGATAGGGTTAAATCCAACTTATATAAATAGTCGCATTGGATTTTATGATACATTGACTTTCAGAGCAAACGGAACTGCAATTGCTGAAATGACTTCTTCGGAGGTTAGAGTAGGTGGGGCAACGGGTGCAAGAGTAGGCATCAAAGGCAGCGGCTCAACATCAGCCACAACATCTTTGTTGGTGCAGAATAGTGGGGGTAATCCCGCATTACAAGTTCAAGACAACTTGAACACTACATTGTTTGGAAATTTGCAATTTGGGAACGGTAATACTTATATAAACAATCAATCAAGTTCAATTGTATTTGCAGCCGTAAACACTGCAACCGCTGATTTGCACATGATTCCAGGTCGTCAAATGAACATTAACAATACGGGTTCATATACGGCACAAGCGAGTGCGTTATTGCAAGTTGATTCAACAACAAAAGGTGTATTATTCCCAAGAATGACCACGATTTTAAGAGATGCAATATCTTCACCCGCCACGGGTTTGGTTTTATACGACACGACAACTAACAAATTACAATGCTACAATGGTAGCACTTGGAACGATTTATTCTAATTTTGAAAAAAGACAATGAAAGCAATAAAAATTTTAAGTGAAGTCAACTTGACAAGTGGCTTAGCAATCCCTTCGGGAAGTGTATGTGTAATCGCAGAAGGTTACGCCGATGTAAAAAGCCAAAAAAACGGAGTAATTCCCGCACAAATTTCCACACTGGTTTTTGCAAGTGTACAAGCATTGGCAGAAGGCAAAGCCCCGATTCAAGGCATTGAAGATTTTAACACCACTTTTTCCAACCTTGAATTATCGGTGGTATCGTACGAAACAATCCCCGCAGAATCGTTGTTGGTGAATGCCGTGTACGATGCATTGGTAGCCATTTATGGTGCGGAGAATGTGGAACAAATAACCATCTAATCGTTTTATAGACATGAGTATTTCAGCAAGTTCATTTAGCGCGGGTTACACGGGTTCAAAGGTCGTATCAAACACAAGTGCCAACACGGGAAGATTCCGTGGGTTTGTGGTGAACGCGGATGCCGTTGTTTCAGCAATTTTAGACCAGGCAAGTGCATCATTAATGACACCATTGGGATTGAGTGGCGTAACATTAAAGCAAGGCACATTCATTGCCGTTGCCGATGGTAGTTACATCAGTTCAATCACCTTGGCAAGTGGATCGGTTGTAATGTACGGAGAATAATGTTTGGCGTTGGTGTTGGTGTAAGGGTTGGCGGGTTTACTGCCAGTAGTGGCGGTGGCTTTGACCCCGATGCACAAGCATTTTTTGACCGCGTTACAACTGCGGGTGGAACATTGTCAGAAACCGAAAAGAACGCAACCAATCAACTTGTACTTGATATGAAAAGTGCGGGTATTTGGACACCTATGAAAGCCATTTATCCAATGGTGGGTGCAAGTGCGGCAGCGTGTGCGCAGAACTTAAAGAGCAGTTCATTTACGGGAACTTTTACGAGTGGTTGGACTTTTGCGAGTACGGGAGTTACGCCTAATGGAACGAGTGCTTATATGGATACGGGATTTGTGCCAAGCGTAAATAGTTCATTAAATAATGCACATTTAAGTTATTATAGTAGAACTCAATCGACGGGGGGAGATAGAATAGATATTGGTTCTACTATAGGTTCAACTTCTGAATATTATTTAACTTATCATGGGTTTGGTGGAACTTATATTGGTATGCACGGGGCTTTCATTAATTTAACAACATTAACAACTACGACTAAATTTTTTCTTGGTTCAAGAATTTCATCTACACAAGTTAAAGCATATTATGCAGGTTCACTATGGCAAACAATAACACAAAATTCTGGGTCATTAAATACTAATAGTGTATATGTTGGAGGATTTAATAGCACAACAAAATATTATTCAAATCGTGAATGTGCTTTCGCTTCCATCGGTGACGGCTTAACCGACACCCAAGCAGGTAATTTATACACCGCAGTACAAGCGTTTCAAACCACCCTTTCAAGACAAGTATGATAGGTTACACACTTACACCAGAACAAAAGGATTTGATACAAGGGCAATACTACGCACCTTATCAGTTTTTTAATTGCGTTCAAGATATTAACGGCGTTTGGTTTTTATTTCTTTCCGATGAGGACAAACCCGAAGTTGCAATAACTGAATACGCTTGGGTTTTAGATTTACCCGAAGCCGAATACACCCCACCACCACCCCCACCATTCCCACCTACTGAATAATGACCGCCCCAAAAGTTAAACCAAATGCGTTGCCAGTTTCGTTTGAGCAATTTAAGAAGAATCCAATTGCGGCCGTTTCTTTTTGCATGTTGTTGGCTGTGTCTTATTTGTATATGGACCTTCGTTCGGGCTATAAGGAACAGATTGAAAAGGCCAATTTTAAGATTGAAGCGTTGGATGTCAAGATTGATAAATTGACTTACGCATTGAAACGATCCGATTCGTGCTTGGCATCCGCCATGACTGAAATAAGAATAATGCAAACAATGAAAAAACTATGAGAACGGCATTATTAGTTTTTACCGCCCTATTTATGACGGGTTATGTGTTCACAATTGCAAACGCAAGACAAACCCCTACAATCGATGAAATTGATGCGTTGCTTAGCAAGGTATCAAAAAATGTAGAAAGTGCGGGAGAAGTCACCAAAATGGCTCAAACGATGAATGCAAAGATGGTTGAATCAAAGGTTGCAGAAAAGGAAGCGTTAAAAGCGGATGTTGTCAAGGCACAAGCCAAGGCGGAAAAGTATGCAAAGACCATGATGTACATGGGAATTGACACGGCAATGGCGGACATGGACACGGCATCAATTGAAAATATGTTACGATTAAACGGAATGAAATAATGGCAAAGGCAACTAACACATCGACATTCAGAGTGAAGCCCAAAAACAAGTTGGGTAGACATACAAAGCACATAAACAAACACAAATCAAAAAAAGCCAATAGAGGCCAAGGATAATGAAAAAGATATTAGAGATTTTCAAAGGTGACCAAGGTCAATTTAGTTCAAAGCGTTTCGTGGGAATTATCGGGGCGTTTGTACTATTTGGAACAATGGCCCACAATTCAATGTCACCGCAAGAGATAGCACCATCAAAAGAATTGGTGGAAGCGGTTGAATGGGTAACGATTTTAACATTGGGATTTACATCAATAGATAAATTTAGCAAGAAGGATGAAAACTAAACAAGTACATTTTAGGTCGTACAATTACGAAAAGATTGAAAAGAAACAAATCTATTTACACCACACGGCGGGTGGACCAAGTGGCGAACAAGTGTTTCAGTTTTGGGAATCACAAGCCAACAAGGTTGCAACTTGCGTGAGCATCAGTAATGACGGAACCATCGTGCAAGGGTTCGGAAGTGAGTGTTGGGCGTACCACCTTGGGTTAGGTACAAAACACTTTATGAGCCAGGGGTTGCCATACCTTCCGTTGGATCGTTCATCAATCGGTATTGAGATTTGTAATTATGGACCATTGACACAAAAAGGTGGTAAGTATTATAATTATGTAGGTGGTGAAATCAAGAAGGACGATGTAATTGAGTTGGATAAACCATACAAGGGTTACAAGTTATGGCAGAACTACACAGATGCACAAATCGAATCCGTAAAGGAGTTGTTGATCCATTGGAATACGAAGTATGGCATTGATTTGACTTACAACGAGGATATTTGGGAAGTAAGCAAACGGGCATTGAAAGGCGAGGAAGGTGTATTTACACACAATTCGGTTAGACCAGACAAGGCGGATGTATACCCACACCCCAAGTTGATTGCAATGTTGAAGTCACTTACAAAAAAATAAGGCCA